ATCAAGAAGATAGTGAAAATTATAATGGTAAATATATCTATTTAGAGACTGTGGGTGGAGATCATTGGAAAATCTCACCACCGTCTCAAGGGTATAGTAGATTTTTAACATCGATAACTTGTGGGAGAGATATATAATGAGACAATATTATAGTATAACTATTATTCCTAGTTTTGGTGGTAATTGTTCTGGTCCAACTGGAACTCAAACTGGATATGTTAATCTTTGTCCTAATACAAGTGCTAATGTATCTTTTTCTTGTTATGAAAATTTTGATCAATGTTCTGCTAATACAGCAACTGTAACAGTAGAGGCATTGAGTTTATGTAGTGACCAATTATATTCAGCTGAAGATACTTTTACAACTACTGTACAATTAAGTTGCCCGTGTGATGCTCTTACATGTAATGATTATACATATGGAGAATGTCCAGCTGGTCAAACATTTCCTAATGGTTGTGGTGATTCCGATGGTGTAAGTTGTGGATCAGGTTGTCCAGAACAATATGAATGCATTCAGAATGATTGTGTGTGTCAACCAGAATGTGAACCTGATCAAGAATGTGGTTCAAATGGGTGTCCTGGAGGAGGTAATGGTTGTGGAACATGTACTGGTTGTAATAATATATGTTCAAATGGTCAGTGTATTGGACATACTCCTGTAATAAATTTTACTAGTGGAATACAACCGCCATCTGCATATGAACTTGGGGCAAATACAGATGTAAATATTAGATTTAGATATAAAAAAATATCAAATAGTGATTCACCTTTAATAGTATCTTTTGTAAATATGTTGAATGGTGGTTCTGAACATTTATATACTGAAGTAGCTACTTCATATGATTGTAATTCTTATCAATATATAGATTTATCTATTAATATTGAAGAATTTTTTGAATTAGCTGGTTTAGGACCATCTAATTACAAAATAAAAATTGAAACACAAGATGGAAGTCCATCAACATTATCAAATCAAATTACAATAACTGATGATTTAAGACCTGGTTGTAATGACTCATGTGCAACAAATCAAGATACAGATGCGACAATTAATGATGGTAGTTGCCAGTATTCAGGTTGTTTGGATGAATTGGCCAATAATTATATTTGTGATGGTGAATGTGGTAGTTCATATTATTGCACAGGAGGTACATATACTTCAGCTACAGATGATGGTAGTTGTACATTTAATCCGACAGCTTTTATAAATGACATAATGGACCCTTTGTATGAAGGAAATCAAATAACACTTATTGGAAATAATTCAATTGCAATGCCTAATGAATCGGATTATGATACCGATGTCGTTATTTCAGGGTATTCTTGGGAGGTAGAAGATACTGATGGAAATACATGGACTGGTACAGGTTCTCAACTTGGATTTACAATACCACTTTATTCCGACCCTACTGATGAGTTTGGTGGTGGTGGTATAATTACTGCTAAATTAACAATAACAAACTCTGATGGTTTTTCTGATGAATTTGAAAGAGATTTTACAATTGGAGATATTGATATTTTAGGAACACAGTTATCTGAATTTCCACCTATTTATATACCAGGAGGAGGAGCGTATAGTTTGATAGGTTCTTATTTACCCCCGAATGTTGATGGTAATAATTATGATATGATTGAATTACTAAACTTATCATTTTTTATAAATAATCCTGACGATGGTGAACTTATACCTAATAGTTACATGACAGGTGATTATGCTTATGTTATTTTATGTGTAAATGAAAATTGTACAGGTAGTGACGAAAATTTAGACAATGGATTTTTTAATTATATTAGTGGAATAGGTTGGATTGGACCTGAAATAGATTTAAAACCTGGAATGGGAATAAAATTACAAACACAAAATGCTGGTTGGTTTAGATGGACTTTACCAGAGGAAGTATAGATGAAAAAAGATATAAATATTATATTACAAGGATATCAATTAACTGATAAAGATGGTAACTCTGTTGATGTTAATTCGTCTGATGAGTTTAGAGTTTATATTGAAAATGGAACTGATGGAAAGATTGAACAAGAACTTTATTCCGGAGACTCTTCTGTTACTATTTTTGAGGGAGCTACTAACACAGCTGTAATATCCATAAGTCAAACAGATAATTTTGGTTATTTAACAATACAAGTAAAACCTAATGGGTTAGATTATTACTTAACTGCTACTATCGATGGAACTAATGTAGCTACATCAAATTTTATACCTGATACAGGTGCTTCATTTGCTACAATTGATTTATTTAATACACCATTCTTTTCTCCTCAATTTGTTTATATAATAATACCTGGTTGTAGTTTAAATATTGTTGGTCCTTTTCCAGACATATATGGTTTTTGTAGACCTAATCAAGATGGAAGTGTAAGACTTCCAAATGAATTTGGTTATTGTAAAGGTGACCCTGATGACTTGTTTGAATCAGAAATAGGATATTCTGTTTGTAACTTTGACCCTGATTCAAATGATGAAAGTAATAATGATTGTGTTTATAATGCAAATGGAGTAGTTGGTACTCCAGATACACCATTTAATGCTGTTCAAGATGATACATATTGTGATTGTTATGGACATACTTTAGATTGTAAAGGAGACTGTATATCACAACACGGAACTGGTGAATGTTCAGCTACAAATACTGCGGCAAATTCACCTTTATATCCAAATGGAACAGGATGTTTTATCTTAACTTGTCCTGGAGAAGGAGTTCCTTTAGATTTACTTGATGATGAACAATGCATTTCTCCAGACCAATGGATTGCTTATTATAACCAAGGTGGTGGACCTGGTTCATGTGATCAGTACTATTGTGAAGGTGTATTTCAGGGTATAGGTCACCCATTAGTTGGAACTGATTATGTAGGTAGTGATGGAATAACTACTTTTAATTGTGGATTAGGAAATTGTGAAGATTGTAATGGGGGGTGTTCAACAAATGAATTTTGGAGTGATTATGTAGGTGATTGTGATCCTCAAGAATGTATAGGTCCAACTTCAACTGACGATATTTATGGTTGTGCACCATTTTGGATTCCTGAAGACGAACAAGGAGAGAATTGGATATGTGAACGAGATTGGTCCAAAGATTGTTTTAATAATTGTCCAGAACATGAAGATTATCAAGGAGCTTGTGGTAGAGGTTCTGTGAGTGAAATAATCGTATATGGAGATGGGGCATATTCTCCTGAAATTCAAACTATATTAGAAAGTTTTCAAGTAGACAATCATTGTGGTATTGATTGTGCTGGTATATGTGGTGGTGATTCAGTTTTTGATGTTTGTGGTGTTTGTGGTGGAAATGGATATGAAGATGTACTAGATATAAATGGTGAATATAATTCTTGTGATTGTGATGGTAATGTAGATTTAGGCTGTGGTTGTGGTGATCCTGCACCGGATGTTTGTGGTGTCTGTGGTGGTAATGGTATACCAGAAGGTGAATGTGATTGTAATTCTATTAATGGAGAGCAACTAGTTCCTCACTATTTAGATTGTAATGATAATTGTGTTTTAGAAGAAGATATGGCGGTTATAGATGATTGTGGAATTTGTTCTGGTGGTAATACTGGAGTTGATGGTTATTTCTTTACATTACCAAATGGAGATTCATGTGAACAATATACATCAATTGATTGTTTAATTGGTGGCCAATATTGTTCATGTGGTGCTTTAGTTGAAGGTGGTGTGGGTAATACTTTTGATTGTCGTGCTGATAGTGCTTATCTATTACCATCTGACGAAGAATATTTAGAATTGCAGGCTTCATGTGGTGGTGCACTTGTATATGATGCATGTCAAGGCCAGATTCCGAATGTAGATAGTTGTGGTGGTTCGTGTACTTCATGTGATTGTGGTTGCAATGAAGCTAATTTAGATATTTGTAATGTTTGTGGTGGTATTGGTTTAACTATATATGATGACCCAAAACAAGGTCCTGAAATACCTAATCATGATTCTTGTCCTAACGGACCAGATGACTATGGTTTAACATGTAATTGTGCCGGAGATAAATGTGATATCTGTGGTATATGTGGTGGAACTGGATATGGAACTTCTACTTTTTCTGATTTTGAATATAATGGAGTAACAATTCCAGGAGTTTCAGGAATACCAAATTGTGATTGTGATGGAACTCCACCTCAACTTTGGTGTTATGATGGTGATGGTGATGGTATAGGTTGTTATGATTGTATAACAGAACCCGTTTATTCTTGTAATAATCCAGGAGGTGTAGAGTTTGAAAGTAATTGGGTAGGTAGTGGAGAAGGTGCACCAATTATGGATAATTTCTGTTATCAAACTTCATCTGAAGAAATCTGTGATGGTTCATATGACCAATGTGGTGTTTGTAACGGAACTTCAAACGATTTAATTTGTCCAGATACAGCTGTAGACCCTTATTGTTGTGACACACTTCCAATAGATAATTTTTTGACATGTGATTGTAATGCTGTTTGTACAAATATTCCACCAGCTGGAAATTTGGGATATGATGAAAATGGAAACACCTTGGATACTGGTTATTATGATTGTGCTGGTACATGTAGAGGTGATGCATATTTAGATACTTGTAATAAATGTTGTGTAGGTGGATTTTTATATGATTCGGAATCTAATTCCATAACTACTATACCATGTGGTATACCTTTGGGTGATTGTGATTGTGAAGGTAACCAATATGATTGTACATATAATTCAGGAGAACCATATGATAGTGAAACAAACTTAGCTTCTTGTGGTGGAGATGCAACATTAGATGATTGTGGTATATGTGGTGGTGATTGTAATGGTGACGGTAGTTGTGAAGATGAAAATGAATGTGGAAATTGTTTTGTTGAGTGGAATCCTGTAACATGTGATACAGAGAATCCAGATAACACATTTAATCAAATTTGTGATTGTGAAAATAATGTCTGTGACGATTGTGGAGTTTGTGGAGGTTCAGGTTCAAAAGAGTATTATTATGATGAGGATGGTGATGGTGTTGTATGTGATGCAGGTGGTGCTTATTTTTGTGACGGAGATCCAAATTTAGAAACACTATGTGGTGTAAGTAGTAATCCTTGTTGGGTTTTAGTTGATGGATATGATGGTGGATTTGAATCGTTTACAGCAGATAATAACTTATGTGATTGTCCATATACTTATGACAATTGTGGTAGATGTGTACAAGAACCATATGTAGATCAACCACTTTGTCAAATAGATGGGGCTGGTCAAAGATTACCTGATTGTGTAAATGAAAATGATCCAGGATTAGGAGTAACTTGTAATAGTAAATATTGTAAATATGGTTCATATGAATGTAGACAAGAATGTGATGATGCATATTATATCTATGAATATAT